CCTGACCCCACAATCACAGGAAGATCAATATAAACCTTACGGCGGGTGAAGATACTCTCTGCTTTCTTGTGCATGATGGCGAGACCGTTCGCCTTCTCACCCGTCTGCGCAAAGTATTCTTCTAAAACAATAGTCCAACTTACATTTTGTCCGACATCGGTCGCACCTGAATCTCCCATGTTTGATTTTTAACGCAGAATATACAATGCTGTGGCCCCCTAAGTACTATCGTGGTTTATCAACACGACGCAAGGCTCAGCGTCATCGCGAGATCACACGCCGTAAGAAGATGTCCTGGAAGGATCCGAAAGCATACAGACCCTTTAAGACGGACAAGGGAACCCAGCGTCGCCCCTCTTCCTATTCATCTCGGTTTCACACCAAGTATCCGGGCGTGACAGGCATTCCTGCAATCGCCAAGGCTACAGGTGTGTCGGCAGGCACCCTTCGTAAAGTGTACAATCGTGGTATGGCAGCCTGGAGAACAGGTCACCGTCCCGGAGCCTCGCCCGAGGCATGGGGTATGGCTCGAGTCCATTCCTTTGTGCTCCATGGTAAAACGTGGAGAACTGCCGATAAAGATTTAGCAGGGAAGTAATAATGAACTTTGACTATCGTGGAACCATTGTGAACAAGTCCACGCCGACGCCGGAACTTCGCACCGTAAAGAAGGTAATTCATGTTGACTCCGCTGATCGTGACACAGGTATCTATTACACGAACGGTGAGTTTGTTGTTTATCTGCCTCGCGTCTATGAGAAGGTGATCTCTCTCCGCCTGATGAGTGCTGAGTTCCCTACACTTGAAAGTGGACGAATTCATTCATATATATACGGACAAAACAACCGTTCTGCAACCTATTCTCAGGATGACCAATTTGTGATAACAGAAAATGCAACGCCAAACTATTTTTTAGTTGAAATTGAAGGTTTGAATAAGTGTGATGAGACTGCAGTTGGAGGAAATAAATCGCAGTTTCCAGACAGCTTCTTTGCAAAGATAGTTACTACTGGCTCGACAAAAGCAGTTGGTACTGATCGTTCATCATTATTTATTGAATATAATGATCACTCTGGTCAGGAGAATATTTCTGAATTTAGCCCACCTATTGGAAAGCTAGATCGTCTTCGTATTCGCACTCGTCTTCATTCTCAACAAGGAAGCCAAGGATTTATCTATTGGACATCTGATGGAGAACCTGCAACTGCCGCCGGTGCAGGAACTAATACAAATATAGCTAACTATTGCTTAACATTTGAGATTGAGTATCTTGACAATGGTTTTGACAACTTCTCATCTATCTCAACCCGCCTGGGACCTAACGACCGCGCGTAAGCGGGGCTTAGCGTCCACGCATAGACTTACCCAGTGTAACAAATGTATCAAACGTAAACAAGAAAAACACACCCGTAGCAATGTACAGGAGCATATCCTGTGTTGCAGCCGGTGCATAGCCCGTGCGGTTCTGCTCAATCAAGCGAAGAATACGGTCCAGCTTGGAATCATCACCACCGCCTCCGCTCATACCAAAATGCTCGCGAACCTGATCGCGAAATGTGGATAGGCGAGGATCCAGCGGGGCGTCTGGTAGAAGCTTGCGCTGAGGCTTTAGGTGGGGCGGGGTAGCGTTAAAGGACTCCGTTGCAGGGTCTGTATCCAGAGGTAGAGACTTGGACACCGAGGCGACGAGGTCCTTGTGCTTCTCTGCTTGGTCGGCCTTCTTCGTGGGCCCGGGTTCAGCTTTATCGGATCGTTCTTGTGTCACAGGAACTCGTTGACCGAATGGGGTGCCAAAGGCATCTTCAAGACTTGAGTAGTTCATACTCCACTTGTTCAAAGAAACACAGAAAAATATGAGGGAACTATAAATGCTCTCTGCACGAAATGAAATGATTGTTGTTGGCATCCTCATTGTGTATCTTGCGTTTGGTCCCGGGCTACCGATTGTTCGCAACCTTCTATCCACTCCCATTGGCAAGGCTCTGGCGCTCGCGGGTATTGTATATGTCTACAAGTACGTGAGCTGTTCGGTTGCGCTCCTCTTAGTAATCTGGTATGTCCGTTGCAGTCGCGGTAGCTGGGAGGGCTTCACGACACCTACAACGACCGTTCAACCCACCTGCACGTGCCCCGACGGATATGCCTATGACTCAGTGAGCAAGGAGTGTAAGCCTACATCATCCATGTCCGGAAGTGTTCCTCCCGAGTCAACTCCTTCTTCCACAATGGGTGCCAGTGTCTCTACACCCCCTCCGAACTCAGCGGTTAGCACGGCTCCTATGACGACTCCCACGCCTACGATGCCCCCGGTTCCTCCAAGCTCAATGGGTGGAGTCCAGCCCTCTACTGGCGTTTCCTCAACGGTTGGCAGTGTTTAATCTTGCCTTTTACCAATGAAGGTCAAGCCGTATCTGGATACGCTCAACAACAACAAGTTTTTCATTGGTGTGATGATGATCTTACTTAACATTGGATCTCGTCATCTCGTGGATGAGTTCAGTGGAAGCGAGGAGGAATACAATCGCAACATCCTGTTGAGGAGGATTGCGATCTTCGCTGTTTGCTTCATTGCTACGCGTGATATTGTTACATCAACCCTGCTTACTGCCGGGTATGTGATTATTGCAATGGGTGTGTCTCGTCGTAGTGCTGAAGGAATGGCGAACCAAAAAGTAGATGCAGGTGTGTCAAAGGCAGATTGGCCTGCCTATGATCGTAATGTACCGCCTATGTTTGGTTAAATATTCGGTGAATACACACCCTGTGAGAAGATTGCTGCAGAAATACCTGCCGTAATTAAGATCGTTCCAACCCACGATACAAAGATAGGAAGAATAACACGCCAGTTCATGTTCTTGAAATCGTGATCGATCAGACTAATGCCAATCACAGCACCAGTGATACACTGAGTAGAGGAGATCGGGAAACCATATTTGGATGCAAACGACACGACCAGTGCTGTTGCGAGCTCAGCAGAGAATCCACGAGCTGGGGAGATATATGTGATCTTCTCGCCAAGAACTTCCATGATCTTCTTGCCATATGTAGCAAGACCCACAACAATACCAGAACCACCTAATGCAAGGATCCACAGCGGAACTTCAATCTTGGAGGCCACTGTGTCATTTTGATAGATATAGTAGATTGCTGCAAGAGGTCCCACCGCATTGCTCACATCATTGGCTCCGTGTGCAAACGACGTGCATATGCTTGTAAAGATCTGAAGATACCTGAATGTGTACTCAACCTTATTTTCATATTCCACAATTCCAGTCTCAGTTTCAATAACATCCGGAGCAATAGAAATATTAGTGACCTTACGAGTTAGCCAAGGAATTGCAAGACCAGACAATAGGGAGGCACCACTTGCGATACAGATCGACACCCATGAAGTCGTTTCAAGTGGCCAGGAAATCCTAGATCCAGCACCCTTGGATAGAACGAAGAGCGACTCAATAAAAACGGTTACGAAGACGATGAATGGGAATATGTGGATTGAACGCCAGATACCATGTGGGCTCTTGATGATAAAGTACTTAACCAGAAAGTATACGCCTGCCGACATGAGCGCTGTGATGATCGGTGATGAGATCCAGGAAATCACGATAGGAACAAACCCATTCACATATGGAAAGTCAGGGATCGACTTGTTCCAAACCACACCATCCACACCCTTGTAGACCAGTGAAAAACCCATGATACCACCCACGATGCTGTGTGTTGTTGAAACGGGTAGACCAAGATACGTTGCAGTATACAGCCAGGTAGATGAAGCAGCCAGAGCACAGAGCATTCCATACATCAGGACATATGGCTGAGACTTGAAGAACGCTACATTGGAGATACTGCCTGCAAGAGTGTTCGTAACAGGTGCTCCCAGAAGCATTGCTCCTGAGAACTCAAATACAGACGCAAGTCCTACGATCTGCGTCATCGTCAACACCTTTGAACCATACGTTGTTCCAAAGGAGTTAGCTAGGTCGTTGGCTCCAATACCCCAGGCATCAATAAAGGAATTGATACCACCTGCGATTAGGATCCAAAGATACATTTTATGATTGAAGTTTAGTATGTTAAAGCTTAATGCTTGCGGGTCGTGCGACGGCTCTTGCGACCTCCCTTCCGGGTCTTGCGCTTGCGACCACCATCAAAGCTCTTTCCCTTTGACTTGAGCCAGGCAGCCAGGATAGTACCCTTGGTCGCCTCATCAGCGGAATCATACTTTCGCTTCGTCTCCTCAGACGCCTCCTTCTTGAACGCCTCCAGGGGTCCCTTGACCTTCCTCTCAAGGATCTCCTTGACCTTGGGCTGGAGACTCATCGCCTCTAAAACCGTAATCTTCATCATCTTCTCCTTGGAATAGATCTTTGACAGGTGGCGCCAAATGTCGGGTGCTTCCTCAACATCGTATCCGCGCTTAAGGGGTACATAGTTGCCACTTGAGTCCTTCTTTGGCTCGTCATCATCATCGTAATCAAGCGCATACCCGGCAAGCTCACGATGCGAGGTCTCTCCGTAGCCACCCTTCTCTAATTCCTCCTGCTCAGCGAGCACCTTGGCTGCGTTCGCGGCAGACATGGCCTCGGCTTGAGCTTCGGTATATTGCCAAAGCTTAGTCATTTATATTCACTCTTGATGTTTTTTTTAACGCCTGCGGGTTGTGCGGCGGCGGGACTTACCCTTGCGCGTCTTACGACCACCACGACGACGGCGACGACGTCCTCCCTCCAGAGGACCGACAAACTGCTCATGCATATTCTCAAGGAACTGGTCCCTCTTTGTAGCATACTCGCCACCAAGGAGCTTCCTAGCGAGGGTGCCGATGTTCATGACATCACCGTCATCATACGCAACCTGCCGTTGAGCCTCAGTAAACGCCTCGGAGATCGTGGCATCTGACACACCTGTCTTAAGACCACCGGCCTCAAGTGCTGCCTTGGTCAGCTTGATCTTATCCTCAATACGAGAATCAAGGAGCCCGCGCCGAAGATTTCTAAGTTGGTCATCCGACAGCATTTATAGTTTAATAACTACTGAGTTTTTTCCCGTGGAGCCGGCGTTCTTCTTAGGATTGGCTCCACGGAGAGCAGACGCAGGGACTGCTGCAGGGGGTCCGTTTCCAGGAGGAACGATCACAGACTTCTGGATATTCTTCAGTAGCTCATCAATGTTCGGGGGCGAACGCATCTCCTGAGAAGGTGCGGGGGCTGGTGCAGGAGCTGGGGCTGGAGGAGGAGCAACCTTCACCTTGGCACCACCGCCAATCTTCACCTGCTTATCGGCCATTGGCTGCTTAGGGATCATTGATGGAGGAGGAGCAGGAGGCATTCCAGACTGCATGAAGCTCATGAGACCTGCTAGAGGATTGGTAGCCTGAGGAGGAGGTGGGACATTAGCCGTTGTGCGCATCTGCTGGGTCTGATTCTGCATTGCAGCGGCCGCCAGTGAACGAGCAATATCCGGGTTCTGACGCATAATATCATCAATATTCGGGATCGGAGCCTTGCGGGTCATCTGGTTTGTCAGGTGAACCATGTACACCATCATGCACGCACGCATTGGGATCTTCACAAGCGGGTGCATCTTCAGGTTGTCGCCATACTGATCATACAACTCTTCAAAATCATCCTCAAGATCAACGACATTCATCTGGGCTGACTCAGAAAGTCCATCCAGCTGAAGACCAAACGCCTTGAGCAAAGTTACATGCTTCGACCCATATTCAAGACCACTCATTGCAGTCACGAACCACTCGGAGAACTGCTTGATGGTTGCATCCATCGACTTCTCACGCTTGATGAATTCCAGTTCAAGCTTCATCTCGTCAAGGGGTGAATCCATAGTGAAGCGCTTGCGCATCGGCACGCCCATCTTAGAGAGACGCTCAAACTTACGCAAGATCTCATACTTCTCCTTCATTAATGACTCCTCCGAGACCCTACGAGGAGCAACCGTAGGAGCGTAAGGCTCAGCGTTGAAGTTCATTGTACCGCCCATGCTGATGGGACCCGTGTCCTCAGCCGATGGGACGAGCTTGGGTGCAGGGGCCGGCGCCGGCACATCATCAAACGAGAGGGTGGGAAGATCAACAGTTTCAAGATTCGCGATACCTCCCTGTTGCGGGTTTACGAGCAGGTCCACGTCCATTACTTCTGACTTGGACCTCCTTCTGAAAGTCTAAACGCAATATAATGAATCCTTCAGTATTAACTGTTTATAAAAGTCCGTTTCCAAAGATACGTCTTGGTAGGGATGGAGACGGTGGTTATGTACTTGCTAGCATACCAAATATTCATTATGACGTACTGCTTTCCGGAGGGATTGATGATGATATCTCATTTGAAGATGCATTTATGAAACGGTATAACTGTATGAACTGTTATGCATTTGACAATAGCGTATCAGTTCCGCCAAATCATAGCACACCTATTCACTTTACACAGAAAACCATAAGTGGTCATATTGATGAAAGTACTACAAATCTACACGACATTATTGATGAAAATAGGAGTATTTTTGTGAAGATGGATATTGAAGGGGCTGAATATCCATGGATTAGAAGCTTACGAGATGATCATTTGAATAAGTTTGAACAGATTGTAATGGAATTTCATGCACCTTTTTATTATGGTGGTGCTCGTGGTATGGAAATATTTACAAAACTAAACCAGACCCATAGACTTATACATTTTCATCCAAACAATATTAGTGAAAATATCATCTGCAATGGGATTCCAATTCCAAATATATTCGAAGGGACATATCTACATAAAAAGTATTTTCAAAAGGTAGAATTGAATACAGATCTTATACCAGGTCCTCTTGATATGAAAAACACAACACGACCTGACATTGAAATAGCTTATCCACCTTTTGTTCATAAATGGTCGGTTCCAGTATTTAAACTTCCATTAGGGGTCTTTAAGTGATGGCATTTACTTCCTTTCGTGCTCAAGAACCCAAAGACCTTGTAAGAATGAGTCAGCCAAATCGTCTTTCTTGGGGTGCTTTGAGAAGTGCTCCTGGTTCACAGCAGGAACAAGAGAGAATGCGTGAGCTATGCCTGTCTTTTTGCGACCTTTATATGTTGCGGTTGAATCTTCCACGGTCACAATGTTTGACAGCTTGTGAGTCGCCGATACACCCGTGCACCGAAACCCCCGGCAACAAAAGTACATCTGCAACATCGCCTGGACCCCAAACATCCGCCGGTCCATCTGGTTCTCAATACAAACCAGATCCGCTCCCGCCCATGCCGGTCGTGCGTCCAAACTCCTGATGATAGATGAAGCCAAATCCAAAACCGATCCCTGGGTTGCCGAAGACACGCACTTCTTCCACGTATTCTGCTTTTGGTGGTTGTAAATCAACTTCACTAAATCAGATTTCTTGGTTGCTTCGGTGCTCATGTTTTCGGCAGACATGATCTCATGAAGCTGATTTGGGGTCATTTTGTTCAAAGCTGTCTTGGTAACCTTAGCCTTCTTTTTGGGCGTATGCCGACCACATGAAAAGGTTCCATTCGATGCGTGCTCATATTGAGCAGACGCAGTACACTTATGACATTTAGGAGCACCGACACCTGCCTGTTCTCCTAATACGTCAATGATATTCCAATCTACAATCTTCACATCGTTGCGATCTGTGCCTTCAAGGACACAGTATGCCAAATTACGAAGTCCAACATCAAACGAAACTACCTTCATTATAGTACTTTACGCCGTAGCTTTAAGCAGAGAGATGAGCGCGGACTTTGCATCGCTCTTGCCATATGGGATTCCGCGCTTTGTTAGGATATCATAGAGCTCCTTCTTGGTCTTGGACTCCAGACCATCGGTATCGAGGGGCTCCGGGGGTCCCGCGACAACCTCAGGTTCCTGGTTCACCGAGAGACGGTCATCCTCCTCTTCCTCCTCATCTGAAGTAGGAACGTCGACCTTCTGCACGGTCTCTGTGGGCTCATCAAGGGTCACGAGCTCGGGGCGCGCAGGTTGAGGAATCGTAGACATCAGTGTCTGGTTGAGGTCTCCGATCACAAGCGCAATCGAATTCATGTTCTGAAACATACGAGTCTGTTGCCAGTAGATCCAGCCGACCATGCCCGCGAGGACGAGAACCATTGAAGCAAGGAGTGCAATCGAAGCGTGAAGAAACTCCATTTATACGAGTGCAGGGAAAGGTTGTGGCTCCTTAAACGAGATCCAACTCATCGTCAATATATCCAGAAACCCGACGAGGGCGAATGCGAGGACACCATGTACCTGCTATAATCCCAACCCCTCCGCACACAAAGACAGCTATAAAAATAACGACTGCAGTGATTGCATCTTGATCCATTACGTTTATTCTGCGTCTAAGGGTAAATGCCTCGTCGTGTGCGTGGTGGAGAGAGTGGAGTTGGCGACTTAGTTCAAAGTGCTGCACTGATTGGAACAGGAGCGTATCTGGCGCGTCAGAATCCCAATTCAAGTGTCCTAGATGTTGTCGGAACAGCTGTTAAGTATTTTATATATTTTACAATCGGTATGATTGTTTTTATCCTTATTTTCATTGTCATCGTAATGATCTTTGGAAAAAAGAGTGATCCCCCGCCCGCCGATACAACTAATGCGGCCTCAGGCGACCCCGCAAAGAAGTAATCTCTCCTTCTGAATAAATGCCCGCTAAGAAAGGAGGTGGTTTTATTGAGACAATGGTTGCATCGGGTGTCGGTGCCTACGCTGCGAAGAACTCTTCGTCAATGAAGGGACTGCTGTGGACGCTTGCTAAGTATGTTCTTGTGATCGTGGTCATTTCATTCCTTCTCATGTTCGTTCTCAAGGCGATCTCAACGGAGAACTTCGTTCCGATCACGCCATCTAAGGAGGGCGATGAGAAGACGGTTACGCCCGCCGGAAATGTGATTCTTCATTGATAGCAGTTCTTGTATGGACGGCAACTAGCCTTCTGTGTGAAACCCATACGCTTACATGGTGTCTTCTTACAATAGGCCTTTGACATCAAGCGCTTCTTCTTAAACCGACGAGTTTTACCCCCATACGTACCAAATCGCTTGGCAGCGAGCCTTTCACCAGGACCTCCTGGTTTATTCCACTTCTCCTTGATGGTTGGAATATTCTTTGAAAGTACAGCCTTGGCCGACTCCTCTGTCTCAAGCGGTGTTATTGCCTTGTATTTGGAATACCTCAGCTTCGGATCATCTGTGATTCCAAACGAATCATCAAGATTCTTCTTGAGCTTATCGTTCAGTTCCTTCTCCAACTTTGAGATATACACCATCAGCTTCTTCTCGGTTAAGAATGGATCGTTTATCTCTTCATCCACGACAAGTGTGATGATACCTCCGTCGCTCTGATAAATTGAGAACTCATGACCCATACTCCAGTTCGGAAACTGACTTTCAAAATCCCTGTCAAACTGCTGCCAATCTGCGACGGTGGGAACACGATTTTCAGCACTGAAGTCGATTTCAATGTAGTACTTCATTACTTAGTGTCTAGAAATCCTCATCCAACCGAATCTCGGATCCACCTATGGGGCGCGAGTAATCCGACACCTTCTTCTCAAAGAAATTGGTCTTGCCCTCAAGGCTGATCAAATCCATAAAATCAAACGGATTCGGCGTTCCGTAGATCTTCTTCAGGCCCAACTGGACCGCAAGACGATCAGCCACAAACTCAATGTACTGTGACATCAACTTTGCATTCATACCGATCAATGCACATGGAAGGGCATCGCAGATGAAGTCTTTTTCAAGTTTAACGGCTCCCATGATGATTTTCCGAATCCATATCGGTTCTGGTTTGTTTTCAAGAGTATGAAAGAGAGCAACGGCAAACTGAGTGTGAAGTCCTTCATCACGAGAAATCAACTCATTGCTGAAGGTCAGTCCAGGCATTAGTCCGCGCTTCTTCAACCAAAAGATCGAACAGAATGCTCCTGAGAAGAAGATGCCCTCCACACATGCAAACGCAACCAATCGAGTCCCAAACGACTGCTCTGCATTCATCCACTCCAAAGCCCACTCTGCTTTTTCCTTGATACACGGCACAGTCTCAATCGCATTGAACAGTTTTGCCTTCTCATCCTCATCCTTGACGTACGTGTCAATCAGCAATGAATAGGTCTCTGAGTGAATTCCTTCCATCGCATTTTGAAAGCTGTAAAAAAGCTTGACAACTTGGCTGTCAACTTCGCCTTGGAATCGAGTCACAAGGTTCTCCATGACGATTCCATCGGAACCGGCGAAGAATGCCAAGATCTGCTTTATAAAATGCTTCTCATCTTCGGTAAGCTTTGCCCAATCTGCTTGGTCCTTTGAAAAATCAATCTCCTCCGGCGTCCAGAAGACCGCCACGCTCTGCTTATACATCTTATACAGGTGCTGCTCGGAAGCCTTGATAGGGAATAGTGTGAACGACATCTGTATATATAGGGGAGAATACACTTAAACCTTTGTCTCTCCAGAAGACAATGAGTACCGCCAACGTGCAGAACCTTCTCTCAAATGTGTTCCACCCGACCTTCGTCTACGACATAGGAAATCAGGTATACCGAACGAATCTTGAGCTTTTGAATATTGATACTGTCTCCGCAAATATGGTCTCTACCTTCTTTGCATCGGTTGGCGATGCTCGGTCGAACGTCTATGTTGGGCTCGGCGCCGGAAATCCATACTCAAATATGGTGTCAAGCAGTAATTACTATACAACCTTTCTGGGCGCCGGGGCGGGAAATGGATCGTCAAATGTTTCGAATAGTGTGTTCCTCGGGTACAACGCTGGACAGGGGTCTGTGAATAGCACAAACACGATTGCAATTGGATCCAATGCCGATGGGGATGGATCTAATAACATTTATATTGGGGCGGGGGCGGGTATGGCAGGTGCAGCGGGAACAAGCAATATCTTTATTGGTCACGGTAACACCCTTACAGGTGTTTCTAAGCAATTCTTGCTTGGACCGTTGGTAGGACAGCCTCCAAGCTCGCTTACGAACTCCCTAGGCTCAAACTACCTGCTTGGTGGTGACTTTGCAAGCAACCGTCTTGGTATCAATCTTTCAAATCCAACCTATAATCTTGACGTGAATGGATATGCTCGTATTGGAACAAACTCTGTCGGCGGTCTCGGTGTCAATACAAATCCTCTTGACTATACATTCAATGTCAACGGTGATATGCAAGTAACAGACGGTTATGGTCGGCTGAGATTAACTCACGATTCGAACGGATCTTCAACGGCTGGATATTCCCGAATGACGCTGGTAGGTATATCAAACTCAGGTGGATCGCCGGCTGCCGTTGGAATTGCCACGCTTCAAGTGTCTGATGGATACTTCTCAGCAAGCGGAACCACGGGCAGTATGGCTAGCGGTGCAACGTCCAACATTGGTGTATGGAAAAAGGGAATTGTGATGGTGTCTGTTCAAGACACAGCAACCTCTGCAAACTATGTAGGTCAGATCTCTATGGTCTGTTTGACTGGAAGTACCTATACAGTTGGGACTATCTCTTCAAACGTTGCAAATGCCACGATCACTGCAAGCACTAGCAATATTGTTCTCACAAACAATGGTGGAGCGAGTCGAACGTATAACTATTCCATTACGTACTTTGCGATGCCTTAAACTTCTCCACAATCTTACGGATGCTGACGGATGAAACACCCGATGCTTCTGAGACCTTTGCAATCTGCCCACCAAGCACGGAACAGACAACGCCAGCCACAATGGTCTTGGGCGTGTGTTCCATTTCTGGCAAGCCTTGAAGCATCAGAACAATACGATCGCGATCTGTGTCAGACAAATCCATGTCTGCACAAATGCGCTCAGCAATACCGAGCTGTGTGTTCAGAACATTAGATTCCTCACCTGAGAACTTCATAAGCGCCTTGCATAACGACCGGATGGATACGTGGAATAAGTTTGCCACTTCCTCATGTGTTCGGGTGGCGTCATGCTGGCGACACGATGTAAAGATCGCAGCTGCCATCAGAGCACGACGAGTTTCTCCACGGGTTTTCTGAGCATCCTCAACCTTCTTGAACAATGCACATCCATCCATGACAATTGCCTTGGGAAGTCCGGCCCGAATGCAAGACTGTTGAATCGCATCAAAGATGCCCATCCAAGACCTCTCTCCGTGATTTGAGAATGACCATGAAGACAACTTTGCAATGGATTTGGCTTCCTCTGATTGAGTACCTCCGCGACGGCGCATCATCATCGATCCGTATGAGGAAGATGGAAGGAGTTCGCTCGTGATCGTCCCTGTTCTTGAGGGGTCGTCTTCAGTATTGCCGTATACTCGCCATTCTGCTCCTTCGTCGATACACGCCCCCAGAATCGTTCCACAGTTGCTGCAAACGCGCTCACCATCATTGACCACCACTTCATGTTCACAACTCATATGATTTTTCGTAGAATGACAACGAAATTATCCATTTTAACGCATCGCACCAAGGGTTGAAGGATCGTACACTTGAGGGCGGTAGTTTGTCAGTAGCGGTGGACGGTGTTGGGACAGCTTCCCACCCGCCGTCTTGAGCCATGAAATCAATAAATATTTATCATCAATCACCCACACCATGTATCCACCTTGCGAAAGGGTGTTCATGATGTACTCACGGGCTTCGGACATTTGAAACAGAGGATAACCGAAGACATACGCGGGGATTTCAAACACAATATAGGGTGCATTTGGAGAATGCGTGGCTTGCTTACGGATTTGTCCGTAGAGTTGGCTGAGAACAGGTCTCATCGCACGCATGCGTTTTTCTCGGCGATCCTCTTGCTCGTCCCATACATCACGGGCTTTAAGCATCCTTACATCCTCCATACAAGAATGTTTCCCTCAATTGCCCTCGGAGGTGGCGGAGTGCGGGGCGGAATTATGATCGGAGGTTTGGCATCGCTTGAACAACATCAGCCTTTAATTTTTCCCAAGGGCATCTATGGATGTTCCGCCGGTTCAATCATTGCTACGGCTCTCGCATATAAGATCCCGCTCCCGGCCATTAAGCACATGTTTGCAACTGATTTCAACTTGTCAACTGTGATTCCATCCATTAACTTGACGTCAATAACCTCGTTTACACAGGAAAAGGCGCTCTTCTCAATGGACTCGTTTGCTCAAACGTTGATCAAGGCATTTGATGGTCAAGGTGTTGACCTACGAAATGCTGTGATTGATGATGCTCCGCAAAAGCTGTATATTGTGGCTTCAAACTTGACAACACGACGACCTGTTTTATTAACTGGAACCGTCCCAATACTTGATGCAATCAAGGCATCATCATGTTTACCATTCGTGTTTCATCCACAGATTCTCTATGGTAACGTGTACATTGATGGAGGATTCTATGCTCATAATCTTCACCGTATTGTTCCACCAGAATGTCTCGTATTTCACATCAGTCGGGCAGATCTGAGTATCACACAAGACCGTTTGAAGAAGATGACCATTTCAGATTATTCAGCCACATTATATGAGGCATTCCGCATGGAGTCGTTCACGGACAACGTTCTCTGGTTTAAGAATGACAAGATCTCCCTCATGCAAGAGTTAACACCTGAGCAAAAGCAACAGTTATATGATGAGGGATTTGAACAGGGTTCACGCTTCTGCTCCAAACGTTTCCCTGAGAAACTGGGTTAGTGCAGCTGCCGTTGGAGCCCGGTTGTACTCGTAGAGCGACGTGGATGTTTCAAGCTTGACCGTTGGGTATGCGTCAATCTGATAGAGATCTGCAGTGGGACGATCCTTCTCAGCATTCACACGAATGAAAGAGACCGTTGTATTTCCGAACGTGCTAGGACCTGCCTCTAACTTCTCCCATTCAGGCATGGCCTTCTGACAGTGACCACACCAATCTGTGTGGAAGAAATATAAGTTTGCTTTATCCTTTGGCACTTCACGCTTAGGTGTCTTGACCATGGGTTTCCAGAGGCGCCATACAAGGTAGGCAAGAATAGCAAGGGCGAGGACTGTGATGAGTGTCCGCATTACTTGAGAACACGAGAAATTCTACGCTGTTTTTCAATCCACCGGCGATAGGCTTCCTCGGGATCCACTTGTTCCTTAATCTGGATCCATGCTACGTCTGTTGTCATTCTCTCAGGTTCGAAAGGTCTAGAGTGAATTTTCACCCACCGGCCATTGTATCGCACAAGAAAAATGGAAGTTGGTTCCATTATTTCTTGAAGGTAGGTAAGTGGTAAATGGAAGTCATTGTACTTGGCGTTGCTAAGGGCCTCGTTGCCGTAGCGGGGAACTACATTGTTCACTACGGGGCTTCGCGCATTTATGATGCATTCTGTGTCCCTCATACATGGAGTGAGGTTGTCTATACACTTGTATCTACTTCGAGCCCAGTTTGTGTAGTTGCACTTGGCACAATGCAGTTAACACAAAACAATTATGGAACGTTGCTGACCACAACGTTGGCGTCGCATTTAGTAAATGCCCTGAAGGTCTAACGAGTTTGTCCGAGTGGTTAAGGAGACAGTCTTAAGATCTGTTGACGAAAGTCGCGAGGGTTCGATCCCCTCAGCTCGTAATTTTTTACGCCGTAAGTGTGGCGTACGCGGTTGCGGATTCCTGAGTTTCCTTTTCATTAATCCAGTGCACATCATAGTAGAAGTAATTACTCAGAGCCTTATCCCACCAGCCATTTCGGATAATTGTTATATATGTATTCCTGATTGTGTTATAGTTCTCCCTCTTTTGCGCCGCATTTGGCTGAGGATACAGGGGTCCAACTCCAACTCCAACTCCACAATCATTCAATGCAGCAGCAATTGCAGCTCCATGACACATACCATCATCGGCATCGTCTGTAAGGTTCATCTCATACGTACCCCATACTTGTCCATAATGATCTATATACACATAGTGACCTTCTTCCGGAGGCCCTTTCTGACAGATGGTTCCCCAGAAATAGCGATTTTCAAGAGATTCGTCATCGTTAACGTCATCCACATGAGTACCCTTCACCTTACATCCGGCAGACTTTAGAACTGATGTGATCGTATCAAGGTTCATAAATGTCCACATAGTATTGTACATCGTATTCATATACCTTCGACTGAGAGCGCCACCACGTTTCTTCATAGTACCTAGTGTCTTTCTTGTCTTACGCCTCGTTGATTTCCGTTTTTTATCGGGCATTTAGTTATATTATCGGTAAATTTACACCCGCGGGAATCCAACCAGGTTGGCACCGATTCCGAAACCAGCACCTGTGCGAGCAGAGGCACCCACGCTGGGCGCATAGATATCTAGGATGGCGAAGGTGGCAGTTGCAACGAGGGCAATCATTCCAACCTCGGCGACCTTGAGGGTCTTACCGGGGAGAACGAACGCGGCAATCGCCACCGCGAGACCCTCCAGGAGGTACTTCACAAGACGGGTCACGAGGTCGGCCATATCAACGCCTCCAGAAGGGGTGGGCTTGGGCTGGGAAGAATCAGACATTTGTTTGGTTCTTAGATCCGAATATTTTTTTACACAGATCCAGAATACACCTTGTATGTTACGAGCGGCACGCCAATCACCCACACTGCCCACCAGGGGACATATAGGGACACATACTGAAGAATTACGTAGAAGACAACTGCGTGGATCGCAGCAGCCATCATGGAGCTAGTGCCCAATGTGAGAAGGACACCCGGGCACAGCAGAAAGAAGAGATAGGCAGTTGTGAGAATATCGTACATTTATTCTACATCACGGTTTTATATATTGGCACTTGATAATGCCTCGACGTCACGGCGCTGGAAAAATAGGGGAAGGAATGTCTGGGCGTGTATATTACCCAGCACTTGAATGTGACGATCCTTCCAAACAACCGAAAGGGGACTACGTTTCTAAAGTGATGAAACCTGACGTAGCTCAAGCAGAGTTCACAAAAACAGAACCACTTCGTAAACTTGGACCTTCATATGCAATCTATCCAGAGGCGATGTGTGCAAGAAAGGGAAACTCGATTCTATTTTCCAAGTTTGGAGGGTTCAATTTAGCCGACTACTTTACGAACTTAGAGCAGGTATATGAAGGTAGACTCGATTGGGCACCAGAACCTGTTCCGGTGAACAAGGATGAACTAAACTCCATCGTACGAGGGCTACAAGAACTATCGGGAGAGATCGATGAAATGAATGCAGCAGGTTTGTATCACAATGACGTTTCCATGGACAATATAGTCTTCAATCCCTCTACCAAAAGAGTGTACTTGATCGATTTTGAACGAATGACTTTGACACCACCAAAGGGTCGCAGTGATAAGGACAATATTCTAGATATTCTCAAGTCTTTCAAAGCCTATGCGGATAAAGAACTTAAGTCCAAGTCCCGGTAAAAGGTAAATGCCCCGCACTGAGCTTCCGAAGATGGATGAGTCTGGACCCATTGACTACTTGGATGAGGACCCTGAGATCCCGACACAGAAGTACTGCGTGGTATCTTTCATTAGTCCCGAGAAGATCATCAAGCAGAAGCAGGAGTTTATGTTTGAGAAGTTTGTGGCGTGGATGGATTACGAGTGGAAGGTCAAGGGACTTGAGAACTTCATGGCATTTCTGTCCAAGAAGTACTCCGTCAAGATTGACGACCTGCTCAAGGATGCGCAGGAGTACGTGAACGTGCGTAAGGAGGAGGTGAAGCAGACGGACATCCACGAGCAGTACCAGATCTTCCTCCTTAAGAATGAGAAGGAGCTTCAGGAGATGTTTGACAACCAGGTGGAGTTCCGCACAAACATCCGCGGTGTTAAGGTTCGTCGCGCGTTTGCTACGGTGGAGGAGACGCAGATGTTTGCCAAGATTCTCCAGCGTCGCTACCCGAAGGACAACCTGTACATCGGTAAGGTTGGTGCCTGGCTCCCGTGGGATCCCTCGGAGCATCTGATGCCGGAGGTGGAGTATGCTGAGAAGGAGCTCAATGAGCTGATGCGCAAGTACAAGGAGAACGAGTCCAATAAGGAGATGTTCTTCGCTGAGCAGCGTGAGGAGTCCATCAAGAAGCAGAAGGAGGAGAATGAGCGTCGGAAGAAGGCAAATGCTGAAGAGAAGGCGCTTGAGGACGCCAAGAAGGCACTGGAGGATGCTTCAGCTCCCGTTCACCCTTCAGAGGGCGCACATCGCGAGTAAATTCATGGCTACTAACAATATGGAACTAGATGATCCTTCCAAGATGGTGGACATAGATGAAACACCTCCAACGCCAGGTCCATCTACTCTTTTTCAAGTTCCCCTTATTCGACAGGATGTACTGGGATATAGTCGTATTCCGTCACAGCCACTTTATAACCCCATGAATTGCGCTGCAGCATCAGCAAAATTATTAGGACTTGTTTCACCCGCAAAGGCAGACGAAATGACTAGGCTTGTAGAGGGTGTATACACGAGAAGTTGGGAAAACTATCTTAATGCGAATGCACCGCGTGGAATCGTGTATACGTTTCAACGACTAGAGCTTACGGAAGAGATATTGCTGAACGTCGGACTAGGTATCTTTCCAGAGTTTGGCACAATTATCTTAACAGCACCAGTTGACGGATCGATTGGTCATTACTATGTGCTGGCGAGAGATAAGTACCTAAAGGTTGGTGTGCTAGATCCACAGAATGAGATATGCGCGATGGGTCTCGAGAGTATCAAGAACTTTATTAAACGCATACATCCAGGATCAAGTAGACTCTACTTATTTGTTATCACCGTAAACAAGCCGAGAACGATCTCGCAAATGACAGATGATTTTACCGAGGGAATATTATCCAGACAGGTTGCTTCTATGAAGATCGGCAGTGGAGGAAGGTCTACTCGCCACCGGACTTCTTTACCCACACGGAAGGTGGGGCGTTCTTCTTCCTCATCGAAGAGGAGTTATACTCGTCGGCGGCGAGCATTGCAGACTGGAAAGGTCGGTTATCGGCCCACAAAGACTGGTCGCAAAGTCTAAACGGTGGGTGCTCTGAAGCCTTATACCAAAAGACCTGATCGTCAAGCTTGTTAGAGGACACGTTATTGCAAATGACCAGACCTTCGTAGTTTTCTGTGCACTGGTCCATGAAATCACAGAACATCTCAAACGTAGGAAACATACCCGCGTAATTCTCGTAAATCCTACGACGATTACCTAGGATATTCTCACGGAGAATGAATACAAAATCCACATTGGTACGGAGATTGGGTGTTATACCAAGTGGGTACTGCATCGTGATAATCGTCATCATGTCCAAATGGCGACCGTTCATAAACACGAATCGCGTAGACTCCTCGTTGATCCACTCCTTGGCTGCATACAGACAGTCATCCAGAATCAGAAACGCACGCGGATCAAAGGGTTGTCCTGTAGCCTTTGACTTGAGAAACCGCTGTTTTGCACCGAACTGGCGCTTGATAAACGCCTGCACCTTCGTAGGTTCATATTTATCGTGGATGAGCTTGGATGGAACAAACGCCTGGAAGTACTCGTTAACAGCCTCTGTAGGAGAGATCACCATGCCTGCGGGAAACGAGTCTTGAACGTGAAACAGAAGATCACGAGCTAAGAAAGATTTACCTGTATCCTTCTTTCCAATGATCACGATCATGGGACTTTTACGAGAGTCCATTCCACATCGTTCTTTGATCATCTCCATGTTGAACTTTTTAAGATTAAAGTTCTGCGTCATCTTGTTCTCCTCGTCGTTTATTTTTTAACTTTCCCCGCCGAGACATCTCACAATGGGAAAGGATCTGCGAACAACACCCGTATCTTTGAAGATCCATCGTATACCGAAGTTGGATGGAACGCTTTGGTCAATGAAGACGATGCAACCGTTCTTTCCTTGCCTTGAAAAGCTCTTTAAGACGGAGAACCTCGCCGGACTCCATGACTATGGAGTGAAGCTTGAATTTCCGATTGAGTCCATTGTGGACGAAACGCATGTCAAGGTTCGTGGACAGACTATTCCGGTGCATCGCAAGACCACTATGATTCTGTCTCCCTTTAAGACGATGCGAGGTGATTATGGTGCCTTTGGAGTACCAAAGCGCACCGATGTCGCTGATGATCTACAAGATCGTATGCAGAGCCCCCATACAGCTGCATATGTTGGAGCGATGACATCGATTGCCCTGTCTGAATCTGGATGTGAACACTTTCCTAAGGTGTACGGTGTATACGCCGGTCTTGCAGGAACACATACGATTGACATCTCGGATGATTATGAAGACCTTACCGAGAAGGGATGGTTTGCAGATAAGATTGGAAAGACGTTTGAACTTAAGCTTCGCACGGCGGGACACGATGCAGAGTTTAGCCATACACGTCGGGCCCGCATTGCGATCGAAACTGCCGAGGATCTCGCATTAGATGGAATTGAGGATGTGGATGCAGATCACGTCAGTGCTCCAGACACCGAGAGGTCTGCAGAGGCGTATGATGTTGCATCGTCTGGGTCCCCTGAGATGGAGGAAGAGGACTCGACGGAAGATGACGTATACGACATTGAATCCTGTGCATGCTCGGATGAAACGAATGAAGGAGATGGTCCTGAAGATGATGCCGAGCCATTTGCATGGGCTACATTTACAGACGTGCCTGTAATGACGACCGTGATGGAAGTTTGCGATGGAACCTTTTATGATTTGATCAAGCTCCACCCCGAGCCCGAGAAGCACGTTGCATGGGTTTCACAAGTTGTATTTGCACTTGCATATGCTCAGCGTAACTTTGGATTCACTCATAATGATCTACATGGCAACAATGTTATGTATGTCAAGACCGACCAAACTCACTGTATCTATAGCCACGGTGGAGCGATGTACAAGGTCCCGACATTTGGATTCCTGATGAAGATTATCGACTTTGATCGATCAATCCTCAGCATGCGCTTAACTGGACTTAGGGAGCCCAAACTGTTCATGAGTAGTCAGTTTCAGGAAGATGAAGAGGCAGGTGGCCAGTACAATATGGAGCCATTTTATGAGAACAAGCACCCCCATATTGGCGCTTCGTCATCGTTTGATTTGGTTCGGTTTGCTACATCGATCTTCTGGGATATGTTTCCCAAAGGACCGAAGCATGAGTACACACATCCGTTGTTTCCAGTGTTTCTACAGTGGATGAAGCAGACTGATGGAACTTCAGTGATGTTCCGTGCAAAGATGGATAACCATGATCGCTATCATGGATTTGATTTGTATAAGGCGATTGTGAGATATTGTGGGGATTCAGCAGTTCCAAAGAAAGAGATTGGTAGGATGGTTCAGTATCGGGCTACACCGTCGGCTGCTCAGATTGGAGATGCCTTGGTGATTGAAAACTAGCACACTGGAGTTAATCCCACCATCTCTAAAAATGCAGTCTTGACTCCATACACATAGTGAAGGATCTCACCTGCTATAAACCAGGCAATTAGTGATTTCCACCATGTAATATCGAAGAAAAAGGAGGTAAGCAGTGCGGCTACAACCGTCATCCATATGTCATTCCACGAGAATCCAAAGATCCTCGTTGCATGAACACCCTTTCCAGGTTCACCAAGCGCATTTGCATAAGGGCAACTCATAGATTATCTAGTGGGCGAGAAGAGATAACAAGGAGGTTGTTGTTGTCAATCTTAAATGGTTCAAACTGAAGTTGGACAAGCTTAAAGTTCAAGTGAGGAAACATATTCTTCCACTCTTGTACCTGATGATGAAACTCATCAAAGAATCTTGCCTGTATATCTTCGATTACAAAAATACCGTCTGGCGCAAGGTGCTTAATACTTGACTCAAAAAAGATCTTGTTTGCTTCGAATACGTGGTATCCATCATCAATAATGATATCCATCATTGGAAGATCTTTGAACACAGCGTTGATTTCAATGGGCTCAAGCTGGTTGCAGTAAAACGTCTTAATTCCCTCCTCACGGGCTTGGTGAACGGCTTGTTCGTAGATATCAGCCCCATAGATTGTTGCATTTGGAAAGAACTCTTTCCATGCTCGCAATGAGCTTCCAGCACGATAGTTTGGAATATGCCCCATATTGCATGTAAAATCAAAGTTTGTATGTCCAATTCCCATTTCAAAGACATGTGAAGGGTTCATATCTTTGAAAAGCTTGTAATATACTTGTGTATAGTTATGTGGCGTGCACTTGTCACTATTATGCCGGTCCATAAGTTCACACAGTGGCGTTCTCATTTTAATATACTCAACAGTATCCAGAAAGCTTATATACCGAGCTACTTGATATCTGTTCGCTTGATGTCTTTGTTAGTTGTGACGCGTAAAGCTTCCTCTAGAGTGTTCTTGTCTTTTTCGGCTTGTATGTGCTCACCACACTTGTATTCAATCGTCTGTGTAGGACCCTTTGGATAGTACAGTGTGATTTTGGAGTTACACAAATGGTCAGCTCCCAGCCAAACTTGCTGTAACCCTGCAAGTTCAATCATTCTTCCTGCAACACGAATTGAGCGGGACATACTGTTTTATATCATCTTATCTTAAAACTCCGGCTTACCAACGAACATGTCCTGGGCAGCGGCAGTCACAGTCTCGGCAACGTCAGTCACCGCCTCGGTTCCAAGCGAATATAGCACACCTGTTGTAACGACCCCCGACCCTGCAACAATCTTACCTAAATCCGTGTAATCCACGCTCTGGGCCTTCGCACGACGGTCGAGAACGTATAGCAATGCGGCAACAATCATCACGGCACCGACAATCATACCGAGAGTTTGGTAGTCTGTCATTTGCATTTTCAATGTGGATTCGTTTGGGGCGGTTGGACGCGCTAGAGGTTCAATTCCATAACTCCAGTGGGCTTGGCAGCTGGCTCCTCTTCGTCGTCGGACAAGTCAAGCTTGATATCCTCACCCATCTTAAGACGAGGTCGCTCCTCCTCTTCCTCATTATCTGTCTCAAACTCAACCGTCTCTGATTCTCCAAATGACAGAGCCGGCTTGGGTGGAAGAACCTCCTCGGGAGGCGCGGGAATAGGTGTATCAGGGCGCTTCTCCGGAATGGCACCGCTCTTAGCCTGAAAGTACGCCTTGCTAATATCCTTCCACGGGATGAAGCTATCAATGACCTCATCTAGGGCACCACCAAGCATCACCTCAATATCACGACGGTTACGCGACTGCTGTTCGGATGACACGTCAATCGTCTTAAACATGTATGCATTAGACCAGCACTTGCGAGCTGCCGACTTATAGAGCGTAAAGATGAACTTGGATAGCGAAGGGCGATCAAACTCAATATTTACATGGGCCTCATCAGACTGCTGAAGACTGGCAAACGCGCGAATGTAGCTAACAAACACCCCGAGTAACAGATCCTCCATGTACTCGCACTTGGAGACCTTCTCAATACGCTTCACCTCTGTCTCCAGAACCTCATCAGTCCACTGGGGGACGCGTGTCAGGAGATTCTGAAACGTCTTGAGGGTCTCAC